CGTTACTAATGCATTTGCCGAGAATTTTGGCATCCCTGAAGCGGAGGCGTTGCAAAAATTTTTAGAATTGTGCGGTGATGCCGATCGGGTTTCTTTTGGCAAAGCATTTGATCAGCGCGTTATTCGTATCGCAACCAAACGATACAGCGATGTTGATACCATTGACAAATGGGCCATCAAAGATAACTTCCATTGTGCCATGGCAGCCGCCAAGCCATTTGTCCAGATACCGGCAAAAACAAAGGGTAAATTTAAAAACCCTAAAATGCAGGAAGCTTACGAGCACTTTTTTTCTGACTCATTTGAAGGCGCTCACTCCGCAATGGTTGACGCAATGGCCTGTAAAAATATTTATTGGTCTTGTATTGACGCTAGTGTAATTTAATTTATTTAACCTTAACTACCCAGGAGGGTAAACCATGTCTAACGAAAGAAAAACAAACGTAATCGATTTTTTTGGCGAGGGCTAACGCCAACCAGTAGTCATGCCGAAGCCGCTTAATTGCGGCTTTGTTGGTGAAACTATCAGTTAATTAACCAGGAGCAATAAAATGGCAAGACGATTAAGCGCAAGGGTTGGCGAGTATGAGAGGGACGGCCAAACCAAAGGCGAGTATGTTCAAATCGGCGTTATATTAAATAATGCCAACGGCGATTATGTTTTACTTGATCCGACCGTTAGCTTGTCCGGTGTTCTGGCAAAGCAAAACGCACTTGAGTATAAAAAGGGTGGCGTTATGCGTGATAATGTCATGTGTGGCATTTACGAATATCAGAATAACCAGCAACAACAGCAAGGCGGCTTTAATCAGCAGCAGAATCAAAATCAAAGCCAACATCAAGGCCAGCAACAACAAGGTGATTATAGCAATAACCGGCAGTAAGGCGGTAAAACTAACTAGGCCGCTTAACCGCGGCTTTTTGGGTGAAAGTGTTTAATTAATGAGGTGAATAAAAATGAAAATTAAAGTAAAAGAAGGCTCGAGCATTTGGAAGTTAGCAACATACTGGGGAACTGATGATTTACCCTCGAATTTTTGTGATTTAACACGAAATGTTGTTTTTTGTTTTCTCGTTTCATTCGTATTTATTATCATGATTTCTGCTTGGGTTGGTTGCGTTTTTGCAACTATTGCCGCGTCGATATCCGTGGGCTATGTAATATGGTCGGTAGCTCTTAGTATTTTTATTGGAATAATCGGGCTTATATTTTGTTGTTTCTTAGTCGAGATTCAACGAGGATATTTCAAAGAGCACCCAAGCGAAAGGTTTGACAATGTCAAAATTATATATCGATCATGGAAAGATAAATTCTGTCCATTAATTGAAGAAATTAAATGAAAATGCTAGTTCGCGGCTTGGAGAAACAAGAGCGAGTCGAACTGCTTATCAGTTTAACCAAGATGAGCAGCGAGACGCAGAAACAGGCTATTATCGATCACTTAGTTAAGGGTCGCAGCGATACTGAGGCCGCATTGCTTAATGATGTCTCACAGTCGAATTTTAACCGGGCAATGTCTAGGTTGAATGAGATAGCTGGTATTGTTGAGGAAATAAAAGCTCTTGATTGGCAACATCTTAAAATCAGTTAAGTGATATGAATTAATAGGACGGAAAAATTATAGAATATTTAAAATTAATATTGGTTTTGTTCTTTCTTCTAACGAGTATTTTATTAGTGATGATTGGATATGTGGCTGCAACAAACTCTTGTCCGAGAACGTTAAATTTCAGTACGAGACTTGGTGGTTTTATTGCGGTTTTAACTGGTTGTTACGGGTGTTTTATTGCCTACCAGGCAGTTGAATTGACAGTTAAAATTCAACTTTAATTAATCGAGGTAACAATAAATGAGTGATTTAATATTAAAAATAACAGGTCGATCGCATCATCCTGACTGCACATTGGGCCGGTTATCTTATGGCGATTACCAATGCTTTACGCTTGAGTTGCCATGGCTTAACAACGCTAAAAACGTAAGCTGCATACCTCCTGGGACTTATCATTGCAAAAAAATAATAAGCCCGTCATTAGGTGAGTGCGTCGAAGTCCAAAATATTGCCGGTAGAACGTATATCAGAATTCACAAGGGTAACTTTACCCGTCAAATTGAAGGTTGTATCTTGGTTGGGACGTCGATTCAATTTATTGATGGTGATAGCATTCCTGACGTTGGCGCTAGTGCTAAAGCGTTTAACGGATTGATGGACGTTTTGCCCAAATCTTTTTTAATGGAAATAGGAATATAAAATCATGAGTGTATTGTCAGTGTTATCAAGCTTTGGGAGTGGTTTGATTTCCCCAATAACTAACCACTTCACCAAAAAGAACGACAACAAAACGAAAGTTAAGCAACAGCAAATTCAACGCTTAATGAATTCTGATGACAAGGAAGCTGAGTGGGAAGCCATCCAGGCCGAAAGCGGGAATAATAGCTGGAAAGACGAATGGATCACGTTAATCATTACGCTACCGATCCCCGTTATATTCGTGTCGGTTATTTTGTCCGTATTGCTTGAGGATCCAGCGATAGCCGAAGCGGCCAAGGCTGGCGTTTTTGCTATTAAGGAGTTAGTTCCTAATTACGACGAATTGCTCTATATAGTTTGCCTGGCGGCAATAGGTATAAAAGCGTTCAAAAGGTGATTAATTTTGCATCATCACAACTCGAAGTAGCGAAAATAAGGGTATGAGAAAATGACTATACATAAAATTGAATATCTAACTGATTTAGAAAACGGCCAGTTAAAAGTCGGTGACACCATAGAAGTGGAAAAAGGTTATAGTCCACAACATATGACGCAGCCTAGTGAATATGAAATTGTACCATTTAACGGTGACAAAAATGATGCCTAACTTACAGGGCATAATCTTCTTAATCGGGTTTATTCTGGTTTGTGGGTGCTTTGTGTGGTTGCACAATAATAATAAATAAGCCCTTCCTTGGGGCTTTGTTTTAATTGTTTCCTGATGCTGTAACTGTTCCTGTGCCAGCGTCAGATAGACCATCTGTTACACCGCCGTTAGATACCTTGTTGTCAGTTGCAATGGTACCCGTCGCCGCAGCTTCTATTCGTACACCAAACTTAGATTTATTAGTTGTTAGCCCTTTATCTGTGGTATTTGCTTGGACGACATTATTAGCTCCGGATAACACCCTAATATTTGAGTGTGTATCGTTAGCCGCTTGGCCATTTGCTTTCGCTGTATTTCCTTTAAAGCTAGCAGCCGTTGTATTCTGTAGCACCATTCCATCAGTATCATTTTCTAAAACTGTATTATCATTTGCAGTTTCAGATTTTCCGTTTTGCAACAATATACCTGTACCGTTACCTTTAATAAGATTGGAATTATACATGCTATCGTCACCGTCTAGGCTTCTTATCCCCTCGTCTGTGTTATCTAATATATCAACACCAACAACTTTAATTAGTCCTCCGTCATTGAATATACCTCTTTGGCTCTTTTGCGCTGACCCTCCATTGATGCTAGCTCTTGACCCTGGTTTAAAATGGTAAGCAAAACTAACGTTATCAGAACAATCAACGCCGTTAAACTGAACGGGTCGCGTAGGATCTTGTTTCATTAGCACGCCTACGCCGACTTGTGACTCATCAATCAAACCGCCAGTAAATTTTACACGATTGCAATTCGGAGAATCAATTACAAGATTACCCTCGGCATCACCTTTAGCGCTTCTAAGTGTTATATTATTAAAATCTATTTGCTGGATTTCACCGGTGATATGCAGATTACCACCTATGCCATTACTGTCTCTTAATATGCAATCTGTCCATTTATGATTTGATGCAACGTTTGCCCCATTATTGTAGTGCACAGCCTCAAAACATTCGATTACAGTCACGTCCGTTGCCCTAAAATAAAACGCTGAACCTATAAACTCTATACCCTTAACGTCGAATGATATAGTTCCTTCATTTCCGTCAATCTCTAGTTTTTCGAATTCTATTCGTGAGCCGCCAACTATTTCCAAGATAGTAAAATCAGCGTTAGTTGAAACACCCGCTTCAATAGAATTAACACGCCCTAGCGCTCTAATGTTTGTTAGCGATGGAACTACAGTTTTTGTATCGACAAATAATTTATGGTCGAAAAATACATTAGTAAAATTATTAACCGAGTCTTGCATTGCTCTTGCATTAATGATTGCAGCCGCCGCAGTGTTAATACCGTCCATCGTTCCGTACCAAGATATTCTAACCTCTGCTCCCGTTCCGCCCAAGGTGCCGTTAAACGTACCTAAATCGCCCCATATGCGATACATCCCGGCGATGGGCAATTGATTTAATGTTACCGTAACTGCTGGTTCTGGCTCCAAGATCGCAAATTGCTCATGCGTTATTACATTAGAAAACGTTATGTTTGATGCTATTTTATAAATCCCTTTAGTTAATAAAAACGATCCATTTGCATCTATTGCTGCTAATGCTGCTCTATCATCAGCAATATTATTTCCTGATGCCCCGTATTGTCTAATTTTTCTGATCCCACCAGGAAATAAACCTTTTGCTTGAAAAGTTAATAAATCAATAAATGCACCACCATCATCCGTCCCGGTGCCGGCTGCTACAATTTCATAACGGTTATCGCCGCCGTCACCTTTGGTAATGTATCCTAACGTTGATACAACATCTCCTATCTCAATTGATGCGTCTGCAATCATTATTGCTACAGTGTCAGGGTTTAGACGATCGATTCTTGAATTTAATACACCACCAGTAACCCCAACATCAACAGCAATAGTTACTGGAGTACCTTGATTGTCAAAAACAGCATTATAATCAGCGGCAGCGGCGAAAAATGTAAGCTGACCGAGAGAGTTAGTTGTTGCGCCTGTTTGAGTGATCGGTATTGTTCCAGCAGAATCTGAAAAAATTAGAGATAAACCACCGCTAGCACCGCTAGACAATCTCTCTCGGATTTCAATTGGTGCGTTTGGCAAAATGTTAAACGGCGCATCTGTTTTAGTAACTATTGTTACAGTGAAGCTTTGTAATGCCATTATGAGCGCCTTCCTTTAATGTTTAAGTTGTTATCGCCTGATGTTATTGTAACAGTGTTACCATTGCTTACGATAGCAAACCCACCAAGACCACCATCCGATCCGGTTGGTGAATCGCCTTGCTCACCCCACTCGCCACCACTTATTGAGCCAATTATACCTGGTGCGCCTCTAGATCCATCATTGCCAGTTTGTCCGGTGTCTACTAATGTTGCTGGCTCTATTGATGTTGCACCAGCGCTACCACCGCCACCTCCAACAAAACCTTGACCTCCCGAACCGCCGTTGCCAGCATTACCTGTTGTTGACGGGACATTAGATCCGAAAGACGTTGAGCCGCCGGCACCTCCGCCGCCAGCCCAAATAGCGCCAGAACCCGTATTAATTGTACAATCAACGGTTGCATTAAAGGCATTTCCTCCAGTGCTTCCATCATTGCCATTTGCGAAAAAACTACCTGACTGATCAATAGGCAATGGCATCAATAATGAACCACCAGCGCCGCCGCCCGCTCCTCGACCCTCTATGGCACCTCTAATTATAAAATCAAAGGTTACGCCAGCTGCTTGTGCTCCGGTTGTAAATGCATCTATCAAAGTTGCTGTCGATCCAATAGTTACACCGGTATCAATTAATACGATAAAATTACCAGCAGCCGGAGCAAATTCAGTTGATAAATCGTAATTTTCTTTATCGACAGATATTGTGAAATCAACGGTAACCCCTTCGAGAGGATCTTGAAATAGCCTTGTTTTAATTCGATATCGTCCTGGCCCTTCTTTGCCATTATCTTTAATCATTAATACTTGATGATTTTCTGCTTTTGATGAACCGTCAACGTTTACCAATCGAGAGCTTGAAAGATTTATTATCGAGCCTAATTCTAATTTTCCGCCCTGAGTATCGAACACACTTTCTACGTCTAAATCAAATTCAGCTAATTGCGGTACGTCGTTAACCCTATCGATGGTTCGCTGGGCTATCGATGTGCCTTTTGTTACATCTGCACTAGATGTTGTTAACCATCGGAAAAATTCGATTTTCTTTTCATTAATCTCGCCTATGTTTTCGGGAAGCTCATTTGTTAAGTTAACTGATTGAAAAATTATAGAGAAAAATTCCTCATCTTTTGTTTTTGTAATATCGTTTGGTCCCCAGGCAACAGAGTATCGCGTGAATTGATTTTTAGTGTCTCTTGTAAATGAGATTGAATCCTGGCCAATGTGATCATCTTCATTTATATTTATTGGCTCAACAGTTGAATCAGTTACTTGTTTTATGCGTATTTTTTGATTTTCTTCATCATAAAAAACAGTTAAATCGCCAATCTTTATTAGTTCATTTATTAAAAGGTTTACCGATGTTGGCTTGTTGATATTAGCCGTTAGCGTGATGCTTACTGTTGCAGCTATAACGGAGGTATAATCATCTAAAAATGTTGATGGAACCTTTGTATGGTTCGTCAATAAATCCTCGATAATTGTTACGACATTAACATTGGTATAAACTTTACACACCTGAATTGTGGCGTTAACATCATGGTCTTTCTTTTCGGTTCCGCCAACAGCGCGATTAACGATTGTTAAAACGAAATCACTTAAAACTGTACACTCAATCACTTCGGAATCTAGTCGGACAAAAACTGTAGTTGTTGCGACGCCATAATCAAAAGCTGGTGCGCTAGAATATGTGATCGTTGTGCTGGCATCGATTATTGCTATTGTATTAATTCCCAACGAAGCAGCCGGCACCTTGGCCTTTTTCTCGTCAGTAAGGATAAGCGGATCCATTCCTTTAACAGTAAATATTCCTTTTTTAAGTTGAGCGCTGTCAATTATGTATTCTCGAGTTATAAAATTGTCGAAATCAAGATTAAACGGGTCAAAGCCGGTGTGGATCTTGAGCGGACGCAATTCGAAATTAGGGTGCCTAGCTACTAACTTAGTGAATAATGTCCCGTTGTTTGTTCTTCGTCCTGGATAGGGCACATATAAATCCGCTTCCTTATGGTCAGATAATGTCAAGGTTGCGCTGGCTCTTTCTCCCATCGATTGCCCTGGGTCTACTCTAGCCGGGGAGTGGGACCAACCTATATACCCATTGAAATATTGCTCATCTAAATCAAGTTGTGTCGATGGAAATCTGAATAATAATTTTATGTTTGCATCATAACTATCAGGGCTCGAGCAGGTAAAGGGCGTCCCGTAACAACCCCCGTCACTTTCACCTTGATGCTCTAATTTAGCAGCTGTAGGTGAGTGAGCCACGTCAATAGTTCCAAATTGCGCTCTGGCTGTTGCTGTTAATTGAATGTTTGAATCGACTGTTACTTTTATTAATTCGTCATCCCATAATAAATAAGGGATAGAATTTACAAATGACAAAGCGTTGCCACCGGATATTGTTATTGTTCCAAGAGCACCTACACCCAACGATGATGAAATAGTTATCGTTCCATCGAGTACAGATTGGGCTGTCGTGTGCCTACAACGATCAAGTTCCAGGTCCGCAATGACGGCTATGCTTTGACTGTCCTTAACCTTTAAATTATTAAATGACATCTATGAATATCCATTAAGCTCAAAAGATAAATCAGTGTGAAAGCTCGTTGCGTATGTTGGCTTCGGTAAAGATTTCACGTTTTGCAATGCGAACATCGTTTGATCTTTAACGTTTGACCATTTAAAGAACATCGGCTTTGAATCGAGAATGTGATTTATCATTTCATCGAAAAATACATCGATGTCGTCAAAAGGCACGAATCTAAACGTCGGTTTTTCTTGAAACCCTTTATTTATCCGCCTCCCTATTAAAAAATTATTTCCGTCTGTTCTGAATTGCTCAACTTTATCTAGTGGTGATGTTCTTCCTGGCTGGAAACCAAGTGAAGGCGTTCTATTAAATACGACGGCCTCTCCGATATAAATGGCACCTATAAATAATTTTGATGTGAATGTCAGTGTTAGCTTTTGTCTTTGGCTGTTTTTTGTTCCGAAAAATTTAAGAAATGGCCGATTATTTTTAATGCTCGCAAATTCGGCAACCGTTTCAAATACGCCAGCAACCTCAACCTCAAGTTTGCCAGTTAACCCGGAATCTTGTGAGTTGTGAATGGCGAACGCGAAATAATCCATATCAATTGGCGCGGCCTGGTCGAATTGAATAACAACGGTTGTGCTTACGGCCAAAGGACTGTATTTAGTGTTATCTCGAAAATCCAAAGCGTTAGAAAAAGGAAATAACGGATCTTCAGCTTGGCCGGTAATCGTCGACGTTGGTAATACAGAACGAAATCCCAAAACAGCGAAGTCAGACGCTTGTTGCTGCGCTTGTAAACTCGTATCAACTACTAAAGTGTTCGACATTAAATAGCGCCTATTCTGCTTGCTTCGTTTTGAGCGTTAGTTATGTTTATCGCTATGTCAGTGTCCGATTCTAACACAGACGCAAGCGCTTCCTTAAACATTGCCCCTGTTAGCAAAGCATTTTCATCGATGCGAATGTCTACGACTCTCTTTTGCTGTATAGCTTCCTGGGCGGCTGGCGTTGGCCCTGGTGTTTGCGCGAGGCCAGCGCCGCCACCGGACGCTGACGGAACCCCGCCCCCACCAAGACTGGCCGCTTGCGATATGCCGGTCGCTGCTATTAACCCTGCCGATATCTTACCAAAGGCTATCATTGATGCCGCAGCAGGCGGGCCCGATATTGGGCCCAGTACGGCCAATGCTCTTGTTGCTGCCACTTGAGAATTAATTAACGTTTGCCCTATGGCAAGACCTTTTTCTATACCTATCAAGGCGATCGCGACCACTTTTGAATCGCCAACGAGCCCCTTAAGAAGATTGACGGCTTGGCTGGCAACGCCAAACCTCATAGCTGTGACCTGGGCCGAATAGCTTTCCTCTAATTTCAATCTGTCGTTTGTTGACTCGGTTGTTATTTCGGTTAATTCTTCTTGAAATAAACGTGCTTTTTCTAACTGATTCGCGTCAAATAAGTCTCTCAATTCCGTTTTTGCAACTTCATCGGTTCCGAGCTTTTCCAGCTCAAGCTGAAATTTGTTTTCTTCTCTCAGTAACCTGTTGTCAGCGGCCAAGGCTAGCATCGCCTCTTCTTCTGATAAATCGCCCTGCCGAATCAACCGCCTGGCTGCTAATTCGTTTTGTAACGCTTCTGTTTCAAGCTTTAAGCCGGTTACAAATGCTGAGTCTCCGTCTAATTTTTGCTTTGGCGGCTCTTTTCCGTCAAGAGTTCCGCCGCCAACGGTCCCCTCAGTCTCGAAAACTCCCGCCAATATATCAGTCTTTGGCACCGCACTTTCTAGGTCAAACAATGACTCCTTAAGGGCGTTTATTCGATCGGTTAACGCCTGCGCTTGTTGTGCTGCCCCAGCAAGGCCAGATCCGGCGACCCTGGTCGACTGGCTTAGTGTGATCATTGCCTGTTCTTGATCTGCCAGATCGCTTGTTAATTCTGCGATTTCTTTCTTAACATCAAGTATTGATGACGCTCTGAGGGCCGCGTTTGATTCTCTTTGCTTCTTTGTGGTGTTGTTTAACTCCGTGTTTAGCTTTCTAAGTGATTCGGCATATTTGTCGCTTGATTCTTCGGCATCAGTGGACGCATCCACAAACAAGAATATGGCCGTTGCCGCCAGTAGTGCCGCCCCGAGTGGTCCACCAATCAAAGCCATGGCCGCTGTTGCCCCTCTTGCCGCTATTGATAGAACATTAACCGCTATGGTCGCTCTTGTGGCTGCTGCTGCCTGTATGCCCATGGCAGCGCTAAACCCGGTGGTCGCTTTTGTTGCCGTGGCCTGCGCGATAGTGTTCGTAACAATTGATGTTGTGTAAGCGGTTACAGCCGGGATCATTCTTGCGGCAAAAGCGACGGCACCCAAAATAATGAAATCCGTTAAAGTTTCGAGGTTTTCGCTGACAGAGACGATCGCCGCACCGGCACCACCGACAACATTTTTAACCGCAGTTGAGCTACCAACAAACGCGATCATGTTGTTATTGGCTACTTCCATGTCTTGCGCGAAAGTCGCTATAGAAGCGGCGAACTTTTTATCTATAATGTCCGCGGCTTCGTCCAGCGCCCTTATTAACACCGCCGACGAAAGCTTGCCAGTATCCGCTAGCTTTCTAAGCTCGCCCGCTGTTTTGCCTGTTGATCTTTGCAACGCCTTAAATATCTCCGGCGCATTTTCTATGATTGTGTTGTATTCCTGACCACGCAAGACGCCAGACGAAAACGCTTGGTTGAGCTGCCTGGTTGATTCGGTTGCTTGCGCCTGCGTCTTACCCGAAAGGGTGAATGACTTGGCTATTGTTTCCGTTAGCCTCAATCGCCTTTCGTCAGTAAGGTTTAACGACTCAGTTGCAAGCGTTAGCTGTGTAAACGATTCGCCAACTGCGGTGACTGAAGATCTGGTTCTGTTTGCTAACGCCAGTATGTCTTCTGTTCTTTCGGTTAGCCCCTCGGTTGAGGTTGTTGTTTGCCTTAACTGGTTTTGTAGCGAAGTAAACGCGTCGGAATATCTAGTTATGCTGGTCACTGCGATAGCAGAGATCACGCCAACAGCAACTCTTGAGAAGCCAGTTGTTAAGATGGTTGTTCTTTCAGTGGTTCGCCCCAAGCTTCTTGTTTGCTTATCTAAACCATCAAAGGATCTTGTTAGCGCCTTGGACTCTCTCTTTGCGCTTTTTAGAGCCCTTACTAATTCCCTCGCCTCGCCTTTTTGGTCGTCCAGAGTTCTTGCTAGCTTTGCCGAAGCGGTGTTTAGTTCTAGGCTTCTCTTCGTGCTACTTGACGTTATGGAGTTGAGTTTTTTTAGCTGCTTTGCAGTCTGTAATATTTTATTGTTTGTTTTGGCTAACGCAGATCCCAGCTTTAAAACGGACGCAGTCACCTTATCGATTTGCTTGCCTAAAGCCTTCATGACCGTATCAAGCTTTTTAGCCTTAGCTGCTGATCCTGCCGTTCTAATTTTTATATCAATAAATCGAGTGGTGGCCATGATCTACTTACCTTTAGTTTTGCGTTTAATTTCTTCACATTTTTTCGTTACATATTCCAGATCGATATCGTTTATCGCTGTGACAAATAGATCGGGAGCAAACCCGCAAGATCCGTTGTGTTCCTGGTAGTAATGTATGTCGCGGTCTTTAATGGGTAATGGTGCGCCGCCATTCATTGTTTCACGTTCCTGGCTTAACTTATAAAATGCCGATAATAAATTGACCTGTTTGTCAGTTAGATCTGGCTTAAGCTCGTAAAATAAATCTAAGCTTTTAGCCCTTTTGTATTCAAGCCACACCACTTCCTCTGAATCACCGTGGCCCACCTCTAATCGATAAATTAACTCTTTTTTGCGGCCTCTATGTCCTCGCTTACTTCGTCAAATAAGTATTTGCTGTAATCAGCCGCGTGATTAAGAAGGTATGCGTTAAGCGACCTGTGATAAGCAGGGTTTAGGAATACGGCCCTTGCATTATCCCTTGAAAATTCAAGCACGCTATCCTCGTTTTCTACGCCTTCCCACCCTGTCACGCCATACTCAGCCAGCCAAAATGCCGTAATTTTATCGGCGTCGATTTCCTTTGGCGCGAACCCGTAAAGGTCTTTCTTTATTTCTTCTATTTGCTTGTTAAATTCTTTAGTACCGGCGCGTTGTACATAAAAACAAGCTTCCCCCAGGTAAAACGGTGATCCGCCTGAGTGCTTGTCTAGATCTTCTGCATAATCGTCGAGCTTCATAATAATCCCTCGTCAAAGGTAGTCAAATTGGTGCGAGAGAACCGGGTGACTAGCCCGATATCGGCCTCGATAGCCTATCCCGCATTGTTCTTAGAAGTTACGGAAGATCTGGATTGTGGTCTTAGTAATGTCGTCTTCTTCCGCAGTGTACGTCATTTCGTTGCTCGCAATAACGTTAGAGCCATCTGGCATTGAGTGATCAGTAACAAGCGCCTGCATGATTTCGATAACCATCCATCGAGTGCTATTAGCGAACTCAACAAGAAAGGCTAATGAAAATGGTGTGGTATTACGATAACGTGAGCGCCAATCGAATGTGTTGCTTATAATCGCTCGGGTCACAAGTGCGCCCGACAACTCAATGTCGCCGAATGCATAACGGGCACCATCGCAAGCGGCTGATCTATCCTCTTGATAGTTGTTGTTGAACTCGAGCCCAAGAGATTTAACGCCACAGGCAGAATCAACACCGTTGACATAAATTGTCGTTATATTGTTGGTCGAACTAACAACGCTTGATACATCGATTGCGGCATCTGTTTGGCCCGCGATCGCCGCAGTGCCAGGAAGTAATGTTTCGATATTCAATGCTAATGCGCCGGTTACGATTCCCGTTTCGCCAATTTCCAAAGATCCGGTATTTATGATGCCATCAACAAAAGTGTCATGACTAAGATCGCCAACAGCAGATTTGTCAAGGGTGCGGGTTTGTACAGTAAAGTATGTAGGGGCGCTGCCGGATACTGTTTTCTGGCTTTCCATTGACACGGATGCGCCTGCCGCTTCTACCGCTGGCGGAACTGGTAGCACTTCAATATCACCATCACTGTTTTTAACAGAGATTCTATAAAACCCGTTAATAGCTGTATTCACAAAGCCAGCAACTTTAATCCAGTCACCAACATTTAGCCCTGTAAACCCGCTGCCAGAATCAGTGAAACCGTCAGCATCCGACGCGATAGTTATCGCCGCAGCAACGCTATTATCGACTTGAGCGCCGTGGATCATTGCGTCCAAATAAAGGGCCGTTTGTTCATTAAGTTCAAAACTTAATTCGGCCACATTAGTCGTAGACTCTTGAATTTGCATTCGAGCCTGGCGGTTTGATTTTACTTCGTTTGAATTTGTATAGGCTACCGTTTGAACCGGCTTACCTTCTAATCGACGAAATTGATCAAAGACGGGGCTGACATTTATTGAACCCTTAGCAGTCTGAGGACTAGTGAATACACTAATATCGCTGCCGGATAATGAACGGTCTGCTACTGTGCTTGGCATGGTTTTATCACCTTGTTTAATTTAGTGGCGAAAAACGCCAAATATTGATTAAAATAACTTTAACATATAAATTGATTTAATGTTTTAGCCTTCCATATAGAACTCGACGCTAACTTGCAAGACATACCACGCATCTTCCTCGCCTACGGTTTCGATGCTTGCTGCCCAGGTTGTGGTATTACCAAATTGTTTATTATCAAATAGAGCCTGTATTTCCTTGGCATCTGCTAGCTGGTCTTTATCCCCGCTTTCTTTGGGGAAAAAGATATCGATCACGAAAAAACCAAAAGTTCTTTGATAGCCATCCGGGGTAACATTCTCAGTGTTATTAAATAGCACTGTGCCGCGCAGCCATTTTGTGTTTGCTGGTGTGGTGAACTTAAAATTAGGCTTTTTAAATGTCGCATCAGTATAACCGGCCGGCAGATTGTTTCTGAGCCTGTTAATCAAGTCTGGTTGCGTCAGAGTGATATCGTTAGCCATTGGACCCGCCTTTAGTTACTATCGCGTTTCTTGCTCTTTGGGCGATCATGTCAATAAATTTAGAGGGAGCCTGTTTTGAGTGGCCGTTGTTTAGTTTCCGTATATAAGGCAAGACGGAAGTTACAAACAGCGTTGGGAATTTAACAAGCTTCGCGGCTTTTATTGCTGCTCTGCCCTCTCGCCTTGCCGATCCCCGTCTTCGAGTTTTCGCTCGCCGCTTCCTGGTCGGCTCGCCCTCTGTAATCTGCCAAGAGCCCTTAGCTTCCCCGGTATCGATTGGCGTTTCGTCAAGTACCGCGTCAAGCACAAAGTTAGCTGTATCGCGAGCTTCTTCGTTTACCAAGGCTTCAATATCGTCAAGTATTGAGAATGATTGTTCGTGGTTCATTATGCTGAAGTAACCTTAAAGATAAACATCCACTTGCGAATTAAAGACTTTAGTCCGATAAAGCACAAAATAAATATGGCGGGCTTAGCCCATCGTTTTAAAGTCATATTCACTACTAGTTTTGATTTAGCCATTATTTAGTCCTTGCGTGGATAGTATAAATCGCCCTGGCCGCGTCTTCCGAAACTAGTTGGATTGATACGGCCTTGCCATTGAATACCAGGTTAGTGTTATCAGATCTAACGTCGATAGTTACATCTTGCTGCAGTATCAGTATTTTGAAATCACCAGTTTGGATTCTTTTTCCGTCGACCTGGTTCTTGTTAAATTCAACCCTTATGCCAAACGTATTATCGGTTGCCAATATTGGCGCTACTTGGGTGTCGTAATCCTGCGTTCCAAGTTCAGTTAGCACTACCGGATCGCGAAAATCACCGAATGTTTGATTTACCATTCGCTTTGCCATTGCCTGCATTCTTGCTCTAGTCTGCATCATCATCACCTTGTCGTTTTGTTGATTTTACCACTAATAAACCTTTTTACAAAACAGACTTGTAAATGATGTAAATTAGGTTAATATAGTGTCGATTGATGTTAATTTACGGAGTTATAAGAAATATGAATAAGCTGACAAGAAAGATTAAAGCAAAGGGTTATACATTGCCCGAAGGTGTGAAAGCTATGGGCATTTCGTTAAGTACTTATCGAAAGCTTGAAAAAGAAGATCACCCTCTTAACGAATGTCTGGTTGATTGGGTTAATGAATTGGAGCGTAAAAAAATGACTGAGCTTAAATTTTGCTGCGGGGAGCGGCCTATTGTATTCGTTCCGGCAACCTGGGGAAATAAGCAGATTGACGAAACATTAATGCCTAGTGTTGAATGCGGAAATTGTGAAAGAGCTTGCTATGGCAATACTCAAGATCAGGCTTTTCACAACTGGAATTCAATCGAACACTTGGAGTATGAAAAAAATGATTAGTATCGATGGTGTAATGACAATAAGCGAAGTTCAGTACAAAACGCTGACTACTGAACATGCCGTATCACTGGTTAACAAGGAAATACCAAACAGCCTTGTTTATGAATGCCGGTTACTTTGCGAGACTGTGCCGACTGCTGGCCCTAATAGTTTGTTTGGTTACCATAAATACGATTTTAGAATCGAGTTCCGCGCAACTATTGGAGAATGAACAATGCAAATAATATTTCAGTCATTATCTAACTTTTCGATAACGACGATTGATGGCAAACCAGACCTTGAGCTAGGTAGTCAAATCGGAGTTTATAGCCATGGCCTGAAGCCAACCTACGGCATGACGGCTGAAGATATGGATTTTCATAGCCTTAGCATGTCAGTTGAGTTTGAAAAATCAAACACGTACAAAGTGTTAATCAGAAAGAACTCAACCGGCGAGACAAGGCTTGTCGACACTGAGCTTGTTTGGCATCACGACACCCCGGATGATTGGTGGTGGCGTGAAGGAAATTTCAGTTGTGATTGTAATCGATCCGGTGTGTTTGGCGATGGCCTTGAAGTTGAGTGTTCAGATGGTAAGTACACTGTAATACATGCCGTGTTACCTAATGGCGATATAATTAAAATTGATGATTAAGGGGTGAGTGATGAGAATCATAATGATTTTATTTCTATTTTTATTGTTATCCGGATGCATTCCAGCTCCGGCTGATAGGCATTTTTGGTACCCGGTAAATCTTAGTCACGCAACCTGCACGAACTTTACCGGCGAGGTTTATTTTATGACCAATAGCATTGGCTGGCGGTCATGGGCTTACATTATTGAGAAGGATACAAAGAAAGAAATTACTCTTGGGTCGGATTGTGTATTTAGGACAATCCGAAAGCTGCTAGTTCATAAAATGGATATTCAAGATCATTTAACAAGTGAGCAGGTTGAATATTTAATAGAGGGAATGTAAATGAAAAACGTAAAACCGATGCTAGGTCAAACCTGGTCAAATAACGGCAACGAATATAAAGTTAAGCAACTAGGTGACGGCCTGGCCAATATGTGGTCATCTTCAATACGGACCAAGCTCGGGATAAAAATAGACGATGGATTTTATTCAGTCTTCACATTCATCCCACAAACAGATTTGGAATGGCTGGCAATTTATTGTAATTTCTCTGTTATGGAGGTCCGAGAATACGCGAGGCGAGATAAAGAATTTGATTTCGTTATTGAATATTGGCATTACAGAAAAGAAAGGAGCCACTCTCACGATGAAATTCAAAACAAACGCTACGAGTTGGGGCTTGATGAGCGCACACCAAAAGAGGCTTACAGGGAATTTGATAAGCAATTAAAGCTGGACAAAGAAAAGGAATTCGAGGAAGAAATAAGAAATTGCCCGGTTCGTGGGCCGCTACTTAAGAAAATAGATGAAACGCTGAGCCGGTCCAGAAAGGAACTTGTCGATTATTTTCTTGAAAACAAAAAGCCTAAGCGCAGTATCTATCTAGGGCCAATCCCTATTAATGTTTTCGTCGCGCCTAACGTGGTAATAAAGCCTCAGCCCTGGGTTAACATGATTAATCCGGCAACTGTCAGTGATCATAACTCTCAATCGATTTTCGTAAAGGCAGCCTGCGCGATGAGTCCCGGTGATGCGCTTGTCATAAAAGATTACAGCGATGCGACGGCTGCTATTAAGGGTTTTAGCAAAGCGGTTAAGTTAGCCGAGACATTTCTGGCAAACAAAAAGGCAACGAAAGTGAAAGAAGAAACTACAAGTTTGATCAATGCTAAGCGCGGTGAGCAATTCGTTTTAAATAACGATGAGGTAGTCACGTTTTTTGCTCGTACCAAAATGAGCTCTATTTGTCAGTTAGGTAATGGGTATGCAATGCTTTACACACACGACGGCGAATTTGATGAGTATGTTGCGTCAGACGATGATGCTGATAACTGGAATATCAAATCAAAACACGATCCCCGCCACTGGCTGAAGCACTTGCCGGATGCTGATTTATTCCACGAAAGCTTTACACATTTAGCGTGCGATAGAAACGGGCAATGGAAGGTCCACGCAAGCAGCCCTTTAATGTACAACTTTTCAGAGTGGAAGAGTATGAGGCATTTACCAGTTTTACGGATTGAGGGTAAAGCTTTAACAGGCAAGGAATGGGAGCAAAGTAAGATCTCTATTCCGGAACTTAAAGCCTGGCAAGAGGCGTACGAGTCCTAAACGCTAAACAACGTTATAGACCTGTCATCAATATTGGCCAAGCACCCATTTGACAACCTATTCGCTTGGGTTCCATATGGCGTGCCGTCGATATTGTTTTTTATCGTTACCGGATCCGAATAAGTCGTTTCAAAGATATCTAACTTCTCTTTCGTTATAAATCCCCGTATAGACGGATCAAGCATTCCGATAAGGTGAGCTGATAAATAGAGCTCGACTTGTGTAAGCAAGACTTCATCGCCGCCAATACACTCAGCGTTAGCCGTTACTATCGTACTGGCCCCATCAATCCAAATCTCAATAACCGGATCGGCCAATGTGGTCTCGATAATAACTTTTACTTCTGTCGGTGTTACTCTTGACGCCATGATTAGATCCTCTTAGTTACGATTCTTTTTCTTTTTCTTTTTCTTTTTTTTCTTTTGCTTACCAGGTGCCGGGGCTTTAATCGCGTCATGCGCTTCTATTGCAAGCCGTGTTTCAACGTTATCATGGCTCTCGTCAGGTGATTCGACGTTTCCATGACTCTGTTCTTCTCCCGCTTCGATAACAGGTGTTTTAACCGGAACCGGAGCTATATATTGTACACCGGATTGCATTAAAGTTATTAGCTCTGCGACTTCTCTATATGGCCGGTCGGCGAGATAGTTCAATACCTTGTTAACCGTGTCTGTGGTGTATATTAATTTAGGTTCCATTAGAAAATCCTGTGTTATGTTGATAAATGTTTATTCAATGTATGTTACTAGTAAATTGACGGGCTTGCTAGTGATGCTTGAACCGCTGTTTATAACGTGAATGTTGAAGGCGTCCCACCACACATCCCAATCAAAACTACCGCCCCCAGCTTCGTATCCTGGAGTTATACCCCTGCCTGTTACATGCGCTATATGCCCTGTGATTGATAGAATTTTACCTAATGGTATGCTGTGAGGTATTTGTATACTTCCTGTGCTAGATGATGATGAAGTCCCTTTGGCTATATACATCTTAACGCCTATATTAAGAGTTCCTTCACCGAGCTTGGTGAATCCTTTCATCGTGATAAGTTCATTGGTGGTTTTAGGCGCTATAGTTATACCGCCCCATTCATTAGACCAAAATGCTTGATTTCTATCACTAGACGAGCCATAACCAAACCACCCTTTTCGAGCGCCTTGGTGGTCGCGGAAGTCCATGATTGTGCTTTGGTTGACAACGCCCTGTCTGATTCTAAGACCCACGGTTCCCGTCGAAGATTGAACTTCAATTGCAGGGTCAGAGCCATAGTTGATTTTAACCTTGTCGTTTATGGTAGTGAACCCGTCTACAGTGAGAGACTTGGTTAATTTTGTATCGTTGTGTACTTGGAATTTTCCGCCCAAATTATTCGCTATAACTACATCTTGACCATCGTTTTTATTGGTTAGAGTGTTACCTTTGATAATCAAATCGTCCATTACCAAGCCAGCCGTGCCGGTGGTAAAATCAAATCCTCCCGCACCTGAAGAGAAGAAACTCAAAACTTTATCGACAGTAGCCGTTAGAGTGTTATTGTCAAGAATTATATCATCAACACTAAAACTAGTAACTCCGAGCATTACGCCTGTGTTACTTATACTTACGGGAGACTGCCGCAATAACCTACCGGTTACACCGTCGAATGTCGGTACTCTAAAATCAATGCTTGACGCTGGCCCGACTACATCGCCCGAGCCTGCGCCACCAGGTAAGTTAGTCAACTGTGAGCCGTCGCCTATAAACTTGTTGGCCGTTATGTCACCCGCGGCGCTAATGGTTGCCGATGACTGCTTGGTTAATTCGCCTGTTGTGCCATCAAACAGCATGATCGAATTGTCAATACTGGCCGCAATACCTGTTACCTTTCCGACGCCTGTATTTACTAAGCTCATGTTGTCACCTTCCCGCCTAAACCCGTTCTAAAGTTGTAGTAATACCACACGCCAGCAAGGCTATACAGTTCCACATAATCATGGCCCCTGGTCAGCGTGAGCTCGTCAGTACCATCGACGAATATTATACGAACATTGAATGTTCCTATATTATTGTTTAAGTCCCTCACCGTGAGTTTAGTCACATCAAGCGGTACAACGATCCATAAATCAGCAGGTAATGGCCCGACTAAATGATCTTGATTCTGGGCCGCTATAATGTTGGTTGTGATCAGTCTGTAATTGTCATACTCGAGGACGTCACCCGTAGATATTTTAACAGTAGTGCTTTGCACTCGGTCGCCAGTAACCCCATCGAATATAGCCACGCCTCTGTCAGTAGAAATACGATTGGTAGGCTGTTGCACTCCCGATGATACGGTGAGAAGTTGTTTGGTGTTATAAAAAGCGCCCGTATCGTCTACCGTTAGACTTTCTAAATTGTTTGGGCTGATTAAAGACGTTGTGGTCGCGTTAACGTCTATGCGGTCCTGAGCCCCAACGTTAACCCTTAATCCGGCGTCGTCTACTTGCAAGGCGTTAGCTCCGTCAGGGCTAACGAATATTGTTGTTGTTGCTAGGATGCCTAATCTATTAAACGTGCCGTCGTTATGAATAAGGCCAAGATTATCTACCGTTAAAGTCTGGACCCCATCAGGGCTTAATAAGGCTGTCGTAACCCCATCAACTTCTATGCGGTCGCGAGTGCCATCGTTGTACTTTAGTGTGGCATCGGTAATGGTTAGGTTTTTAAGCGCGTCGGGTGATAATATGCGCGCATGGTCATGGATGGTCGGCGAAAAATCATGCGGTTCCTGGCTGTGGTCGAAAGCAATTTTACCTCTATCGCCTCGGTAAGCGTTTGATATTAATTCGCCCAATACTAAACCAGTAGCGATTTGAGAAAAAACTGAACCCGTCCAGCGATAAGCCGCAGAAGTGTTTAAATCAATATAAATCTTACTGGCCGCGCCTACAATAATAGTAATTAGTCCAGCTTCTACATAAAAAGAATCAAAGCCGTTTAACTTGGTGTCGCCAATATCTAAGAATCCCTCAATAACATCATCAACAAACGATGGTAAATTAGCCTCCGGTATTAAGCCGCCAACCAAAGGGGCAACTGATACGCCAATATCGACATCGGTTAATATTTCCGAACCATCGTAAAAAGCGCCGGTATTATCTATTTGTATTGTGACAAGCCCGTCAGGACTTGGTAGCTTAGTCAGAGTTGCACCAATATCGAGCCTGTCTCTAGTGCCATCGTTTAATTTGACAGAGCCCGAACCTATAACGAGTTTTGCCCCGGATTCTCCCAAGTTTCCGCTGAGTATGGTAGAGGCGCTATCCATCCATAGTTTTTGTTTGTTGCCTTGGTCTATTTTGACCGAAGCGTTTTTCAATCTGATGAAGTTTTGGCCGTCTTTAGATGTTAATTTGGCTTGAGTGTTGGTTATATGTAGGGCGTTACTCCCCTCCATGACGAAGCCAATCGATGTGGCGTTGACTTTCATGTATCGCGTTGTGTCACCGGGCGAGAATATTTTGCCGTTTACGCTATCAAATTCAAATCTTAATGTGCCATCGCCGTCGTTATACTTAAGATCTGTATCGGTGATAATTAAATCTTTTAGCCCGTCCGGCGACACTATTCTATCGGCCTGGATATCGTTAACCGTGGCCAAAATCTCTCTCGTATACGACCTAAACCCAAATTCACAATATAATTCTGTGGGGTCTGTCGCTCCTGCTCTTACCTGGAATACTGAGACTCCATTTTTAATTATTTCAGTGAATATATTGGGGACGGTAATTTCAACGTCTAGCTGATGATTAAACTCCCATATAAGCTCGTCATCTATTGCTTTGGTTAGACCCGTAATTAATTGACTGTAAACCTGGATGGAGCCATTGCCTATCCCGTGGTGTAATTTGAACTCTAATACGTCTGTAGGCACTAAAGCCTCACCGCACACCACTTTTAAATCGAAAAACGACGCGCTCCCCGCTGGAATATATTGCCTTGTAGAGTTAACGGTTCTAGTTAAATCTCTAGCGCCGTTTATTTCTATAGTTGAATAATTAACGTCAGAGTAAACCCTAGTTCCGGCCTTTATAACGCCAGTCGAATCTCGATTGGCTAAAATAGATTGGTCTTTAAGCCCTCTGGTTATGGGTTGCCAATTAACATCGGACGACAGGTTAGTGAAAACCACACCCGAACCAGTGGACGAAAGTTTTTGTTGCTTGCCTATATATAGACTATCAAGTGTAGTCTCAATAGACAGGTCAGCAACAAGTCTGCCGGTTACAGCGTCAAACCGCCAGTGAGATAGAAAATCAACACTGTCTTGTGATACCCCAACCGTGCCACCGGCGAGCTTTTGAGTATTAAATCCCATTAGTCCAAGGTCACTACTAAGGTAAAGTTGCCGAGAATGGCTTTAGCATAAAGCGATTGGCCCGCTTTCAGAAAAAAGCCCAAAGGCGGATGCTCTTCAGTCACGCGATGACCGGTCATGTCAGCTTCTAGCGGGGCTACGCTCTGCTCATTTAATAGAACAGCGCCCGAACCTTTGACGCTTACTGTACCGGTAGTGTCGGCGGCTGCTATTAAGTTCCATCCTTCAGCTAGTGCGGTGTCTACTGTGTTGGCCATATTAGATCCTGATGTATCCGGTTATAATCACGTTAAACGTTCCGAGCGGTCTTAAATCATCGTTAATTGTAAAGCCTAGCTTGTCTAAACTGCTTTTTCTAAGCCTTATCCCTAGCGGTGACAGGTCGGTAAAATCTAAAATAGGATTGTAACCATCTTCATTGCCCGAGTTTGTGTTTGCTAGTAGATAAGCATCATTCTTGCTTCCGGTGCCCGGGGTTAAGGTCGATACTCTAATCATGTCAAAGTTGGTCTTTAGGCCTTGCGCAACACTAAACCTGGCGTTTTCTGTCTCAACAAAAATGTCAATGCCTTTCGCTAGTCCGCCCGTTATACCCCCGAACCTATTAAGCGCAACAACGCCGCTATCTGAAATCAATATATTAGCCGTAGTTAGATATAGATCTCCGGTTATAGGAGGCCCGACAAAAACATCTACAGGTATGACGCTTCCGTCAACACGAAGGTCAGACGTTATGTTGTCCCCGTTAACGGTTAAGTTTCCCGCGAATGGTATTATTTTGTTGGGGACATCCAACGGCGGGTATGGCAAGACAGAAACCAGAGCGCCTTGATCTAGTACCCTGGCAATTTCCGGCCCTTCGCCTATTATCTGAACTTTAAGCATTAGGCTTTAGGCACTAAAAATGCGTTATATCCGGCCTGCACTTTCATGCTTGTATTTCCGGCGGGTGGTTTTATTGTAAACGCGATAGACCCGCCCCTGGGAATAACGATTGACTGGAAAGGCACTAAGTGTCTATTGCCATCAGATGGAAATAAAAACTCAATAGGGACTGTTCCGCCTACTACAGTTTTTCCTGACGCACCAACCGTCGACGTAACCTGTAATGTCTTGCCAGTTTGTCCGGTATTAAAGTTTTGCGGGGCTTTTGATGTGGCGGTTAATATGTCTCCACCCGTCGGGTTATAAATGATGGTAGCCTCTATTTCTCCGGCACCGGCTGTACTAGCTCCAAATGTCACAAAGATGCGCGGAACAATAATTCCTCTTTCCTCTGCGTCATTTCTCAAGAAGAACAAAGGGGTATCTAAATCATCAGTCAGGATGATATTAGACGTGTTGAAGTTGTACGCGTCTCCATCCCTTGCGGCTATTTCTTGCTCGGTTGCTGATACGGCATGGGCTTCTATTTCTCCCTTACTGTTTACGTGTACGCCGTTTTTGGGGTTATTTGCGCCTTCTATTCCGGCCATGTTAATCACCTATATCGTTTTTGTTAATTCCGGTTCTTGCCATTTCTTCAAATCTTAAATTAAAAAGTTTTAGTTGATCTATTATCTCTTGGCTTTGACATTCAGCTTTGCTAAATAGTGTAGTAACAACGTCTATTAGGTTGTCGAATGAGCCTTGTTGCTCATCCACAAATACAGAGACATTAACTTCGGCGTCTCCTACCAGGGCAAGTGCCCATAGTCCTAAATCACCTTTGTTGTTTGATACCTTGCCGACTCTCGGCTTTAGTGTGTTGTATGATCTGAAGTCAAGATCCGGCTGTTCTTGGGCGGATGTGTAATAAATGTCAGAGCTGCTAACATTATCTATTGATACCCTGGTACCGACTTTAATACCTGACTTAGCGTACAGATCAATCCATACGCCTGAAGGAAGCGGGATGTTTGGTAAAGTTACGCTCATTTCAGCACCTCAAGAATTGATAATAAAGCCCATTCAATGAATGGACTTGATATCTACTCTGCTTTACTTCTCGTCTTTGTCAGCGCTTTCGCTGCCGACTTCGACTTTAGGTTTAGCGCCTTTAACAAGTAACTTACCTTGCTTCACTAGGCTGGCAGCATGTTTCTCTTCCATGACGATTTCGGAGTCCTTTTTAACATGCGCCAACTTGCCGTCAACTTTAAGAAACTGTTTTGGGTGAGCAACAATAAAAGTTTTCTTAGCCATGATTAATCCTTCGCGAGAAACGCACAAGTGTTTGAGAAGAAGTCGGTTCGAACTTCCCAACCGATAGCTGATGCCACAACAAAATCATAATTTGCATTATAAATCTGACGAGGCTGCGCGATGGTAGAGACACCCATGCCGGTTAATGGACGAACCAAACCGTTAAGAGGGAAACCCATCATTTCGTTGCCAGTGATAGCGCCACCAGGCCCAACCTTGCTAGATGACTTGATACCACCAACACCGCGCAACGTAATAAGCTCGGCCTCAATGGTTTTAGCGTCATACTGGCTAGAAAACTTACGCTCGAAGTTTGATGCCATTTCTTCTGAAATGTAATACATCAGATCAACGGTACATTTATTGGTAATACGTACTGTGTCGCGGATCTGGATAAATGCATCCTTGATTTGAGCGCCGGTTTTAGTTTGATCTGTGAAATCAAAGTTAACACCACCAACACCAAGATCGATTTGCGCAACTCGAGCATCGGCACGCATGCCTGACCATTTACGGGTATCAACCACAATGATCTGACCGTTCTTGTCTTTGTGGCCATCCATGAACGTATCAGCAAGATGATTACGATGCGCCGCAACGTTTTCACGCTGATCATCAACCAACACGTCAAAACCTTCTGATGCGCCTGCTGAGAATTCACGCCAGCCCCGAGAGAAGCCGTTATCATGAACCGGGATGATCGTTCCATCGATGCTGAAGTCAACGTTATCGAACTTAACGCCAATCTGACCATTCATTGAAGTCTGTACGTTACCAGCATCGGAAGCGCGACGGTTTTCAAACGTCAACTTGCCGATAGGTAAAGCGCGAGACAAGGGCATCAGATCATTTAAAAATGCGTCGCCCTCGTCTAGCTTCATGCGCTCGACGGTTACATTGTCGAACTCGCGAAACATTTCATCAGGAATACGACCAGCATTGGCTTTTAAGCCGTGCGCCCGGTATTCGCTGGCGAATCTGCCTTCGTTGATGTTGAAACAGCTTCGAATAGCATCACGCTCTCGTAACTGTCGTTGTGCTGGAATGCTATTCGCAACCAGTGATTTATTAAAAATCATAATTAGCTCCTTTAAGCTATTACAACACGAACAAGCGTTACCGCAGTCGTGGTGATGATTTCATCGGAATACGCTAAAAATTCCTCGCTTGTCACGCCGACTGTTGCCGGTGTTACTGCGATCTTTAACGTGCCATCGCCATTAGAACTTAAAGGC